CACTCGGTGAGTTCGGCGAACTGCTGCATGCCTTGATTGATGGCGGCTTTGCGACGCGTGACGGTGAACAATATGCTCGCGTCGTCGGTGCCGATCTCTTCGTCGAGCCGCGCGGTAAAGAGCGATGAGAACTGAGTCATCGTCCTTTCTTCGAGGCTTTTCGGACGTGTTCAGGCTTGTTCTTCATCGAGCCGGTCGCGAAGTCTCTGAGCTGCTCGCGCGTCAGGGAGGCGCGCAGTTTCGCGGCTTTGGGAAACGTGGCGCCGTGCTCGGCGGCTTGGAATAGGCGTTCCTGACTCTTCGAACGTGCTGGGCTCATGGCTCAGATCGCGCCTCCTCCGCAGTGATACATGAATTTATTGCCAGATGTGGTGAAAGTGACCGTGAACGCCGTTCGACGCGTTGCAAGGCGGTGCATCCCCCGACCAGAATATCGTTCGCCGTCCACGCAATCGTGGACGTGATGGTCAGATCTCATGCGCCGTGCAATCGATATTCAGCACCGACGCCGTGCCGCCCGTCACGTCCGCAATCTGCAAGTCGAACCAGGTCGCGACCAGCGACAAGCCCGTCACGGAGGCCGTCACGCTGAAACCCTGTTGCTGCGCCGCGGTCGACACGGCGGCGGTGCGAGTCGCGCTGATCACGGTGCCCGTGGCCGCCGCGGCATTCGCGGGCGCACCGCCCGTGCCATAGACCAGTTTGTAGGTGACGCCGTCGAGAATCACGCTGTTGGTCAGGTCGCCGGTGATGGTGAACACGACCCGCCCGGTCGAGGTTGGCGTAATCGTGCAGGGCGCCCCGGCGGCCCCGAGGCCATTCATTTTCAGCGTGGCAGTCCCGTTACCGGTCTGGTTGGCGGGGTTCGCGTGCGACAAGGCGAAGCCCACACCAGGCACACCACTTGTTTGATACGCCAGCGCATCGACCGAGCCGAGAAATTTACTGGCGACCGTCGAGCCGTTATAAAAACTATAGGACGTGCCGGTGGGCTCAGTCCCGATCGAAAAACTGACGTTGGTGGTGAGGGCGCCGGTCGTCTCCTGCACGTTGAGCCCATAGGCGTGTGTGATGCCGGCGGCGCCTGCGCTATCGAACCGCGCGCCATAGTTGGTCGTGATGGGGCCGCCGTTCGTTGGCGTCAACGATCGGATGCCGTAGTTGGTCCCGATGGTGCCGGCGCCGGACGTGAAGGGGTTGAGATAGAGCCCATAGGCGGTGGTGATATTCCCGGTGGACGTCAGCCCCCAGCGGTCAAAGTAGCCATACAGAGTCGTGAACGCCCCGGCGCCCGAGTTATAGGCACCCGTGCTTATGCCGCGAATATCGGTCAGCACCCCGGTTGCAGTCGCCGTGCTGTACGCCTGCGTCTGTAACCCGATCAGCGGACTGACCATCGTGGCCGTGCCCGAGGCGGGGAGCCATTTCACTTCCGTCGCCAGCCCAGTCAGGGACGCCGAGGTATTCGTGGTCGGCGCAAGCGTCTGAAACAGATACGCGCCGTAGTAGGCATTGGCGGCCGTGTCGGTCAGGTTGCCGCTCCAGTAATTCAGGCCGCGCAGAGACGTAGGCGTATTGCCCACGCCGATCCCGCCGGCCGCCGTGGTCTGGAGCGAGCCGTTCACCGTCACGGGTCCGGTGTAATTCAGCGCCCCGTTGACGAGCACCCAGAATTGCCCCTGCGCACCAGGACTCGCGACAAACACTCCCACCGTGAGCAGCAGCCCGACGGCCCACTCGCAGCGCCAGCGCCTCACGATTCCACCGCCGTCATCCGCACAACGACTTGATTCGCCGTGCTATTCAGCGTCTTGATCCGCGGCGACAGCCACGCAAATGGCCCCGGCATCTGAATGATGTTGGTAGCGCCCGTGCTCAGCGTTCCACTACTGACCACCGCCCACGGCCCCGACGACGTGCGCGCGGTGCGAATCTGATACGAGCACGTCGCCGCCGCGTCCGTCTCGACGTAGAACGAGACCTGTTCGCCCCAGCCGTGCGTATTGAACGCGATGCCCGCGCCTGTCGAGCCGAGGATGTTATTCGCGCCGAGCGGCGAGGGCGCGCCAGTCGCTCCAGCGCCAAAGGCTTCCTGTGTGCCGAACACCCACTTGAACCGTGAGGCTATGTTGCCCATGCCGTTACCTCCCTCTACACGGCTCTGGTGGAATCGAGATAGCGCTTGAAGCCCTGCACGGCAACACACAGCTGGCCGATGGTGCCCGAACTCACGACGCGAATCGTGGAATTCGCTGGCGCTCCATAGCCTTCGTATTCGCCCGGCGTCACGCTGCACGTCGCGACCGCGTTCATGCCCGTGGTCGAGGTCGGGCCGGTGATCGTCGCCGCCGTCCCAGGATTCCCGGTCGGAAACTGCGGGTCCGGTCCCGGTCCCGGATACGACACGCTCGTGCTCGTGCCTTTCACCTTCAGGATGACTTTCGGCGTCGAGCTGTTGCTGCTGACTTGAGCGTTGGAGACTTGAAGTTCCGTCAGGAACCACGTCTCATAGGCAGGAACGACGATGGAACAGATGAGCGAGGTCGAGCTGTTCGCATCGCCTCGCGTGGGACCGAACGAAAAGAGATTGGCTTTGGCCCCATAGGTGGGGCCGGAGAAACGCGTAATGCCCATCGCTGTCCTCCTGTCTCAGTCGAACGCCGCGCCTAGGCTGAGACTCCACATCCCGCCGTCTCGGGACACGCGGCGTTCCTTCGTTGACGGCTCCTGATTCCGATTGTCAATGGGTGTGTGTTACGCCCCCGCGGTGCCGTACGAGCCGACCCAGGCCCAGGCACCCACACTGAACCGATGTCTGATTTTGAAGATGCGGTTGTTGGTGCGCGCATCCGTCATCATCGGTTCCATGTTGATCGGCGTGCGCCGATAGAACGTCAGCGCATGTCGCGCTTTGGACGAGGCCACGAGGAACCACGCATCGGTATCCGTCAGGCGCGGATTCACGAGAATCGTCCACTGCCGGCGCGCTTTGATGGGGTTGCGGTCGTTGTCGGCGCTGCCGGGCAACTGCACAGAATTGAGGAGTCGATCAGCGAGAAACTCCAGCGCAGGCGGGATGTAGAGAATCCACGAATCGACTGGCGCGGAGAGATGCCCCGCTTCGTCTTTCTGGTCCGTTTGCAGATCGATCAGCGCCTGCGTGAGCGAGGTCGCCGAAAGGTCCGCATCCGTCGAGGGGCGATTCTTGGCCGTGCCGCCGCCGCGGAGCACATGCGCCGTGTTGAAGAGCGACACGCCATCTGGCGTCGTTTCCGTCGTGAAGCCGTTGTTGAACGGATTCGCGGCCCGGCCTTCTTCGACATAGCGCGCCGAGAAGGCGAGCCACTCGCCGGCCCGTTGCAGCAGATTTTCCGCGTCGTCTTCCAGCGCGGTTTGCGTGACTTCGAAGCCGAGCCCGTTCTCGGTGTGCGTGAAGTCCTTCGTATAGCCCTGCCGCAACGTGTCCATCACGAAGGGCTCACCTTCTGGCTTCGTCTGTGTGTCCCCAAAAGGCACATACGAGACGACGCGCTCGAACTTCCGGTCCGAGGATTTGATGTTGTACACGTCGGGATAGATCTTCGGCAGCTCGCGCAGTTGCGCTTTCATGATGCCGCCAAAGGCCTTATCCACGTTATCATACAGGTCTGGGTTAGTTCCCCTAACTTGAGCCAAAGATCACCTCCAGAGTGGAACACTCTGCGAAATGACCGCAGCGTCATGCGCCTGGCGTCTCCGTTTGGCACGGAGACCCGCCTTCTTTTCTGACCGTGGCGTCGTGCGAGCTGAGGTCTCGTTACCGACGAATTAGCGATACAACGCGAGCACGGCGCGACTCGATGTGCTATCTCCAGCCGGCGGCGTCTCCCGCAAGAACCGGAATGCCACGGCGCCGCCGGAATCCCCTTCGGCGTCGATCAACTGCGTCACGACGACACGCACATTGAGGAGCGTCGAGTTGCTGAGATCGACTTTGTGAATCGTGAGGGTCGAATCCCAGACGATCGCTTTCGTTTTGCCGACCTGCGAGGAATTGAGATTCGCGCCTTGCGTGTTCGCCCGGAATTCGATCAGGGGATTCGCTTCCCACACGGAAATGATCGTGCCGCGCGTGTTGGTCGAGCCAGGCCCCACCGCTGCTTCGGCGGCGACGCCGACAATGGCGGTGGACATGACCACGCCGGCCGTTTGCGAGGACGGCAGGATCTGACTCGCATTGGAGTCCGTATTCACGTCAAAGGCGACAATGCGGCCGAGGGTGATGGCGTTGGAACTGATGCCGGAGGAGAGGGCAAAGCCGCGCGTCGCGAAGGCGCCCCAGGGGGACCGGAACGGACGGCAGATATTGCCCGACGACAGGACGAAATCTGTCATAGAGAACGCTCCACGCACGCCACAGGGCGCGCACACGACGAGTGGAGGTCAGGGGAGAGCCGGTGCCGGGATCGTTGACCTAGAGGCCGATCCGCACCCGCCACACCGGGGAGTGACGCGGCCGGTGAACCGCGAGAGCAGGCGCGTG